TAGAGAATTTGTTCGGTACATTTAAAAAAGCATTTTTTGCTATCCACCACGAACCATCAACTTCATTGTCGGTTATTGTTCCACCCCCTACAGCCGTATTATAAACTGAATAGGCGCTCCCTAAATTTAGCAACCCAGAATAAGGTGCGGGAGTAGTCCCAGTATAACCAGCAGTCCTACTATCACCATCACATACAACTACTATTTTATTTTCATTAGTCCCTATTGAAATAAAATTAGTAGAATCTTTGATTGCAATGCTCCCAAAAGTTCTATAGTCTAGTTTTGAGGACGGATTAAAATTACCACTATGCCATATTTTTTTAGAAGCATTCCATGTTGTACTACCATTTCTAAAATACAAATCTGTATCAGTGTTATCCGCTTCTATTCCGCAAACTAGCTGCCAAGCGTTTAAAGCTCCTCCCCATCCTTTTACTGTTATTCCCGACTCATAGGTATTAGGTGTCACATACCCTACATTAAATAAACTAGTAATAGATTGGTTACGATAAAAAGATGGCAATCTATCTGCTCCACGAACATCCTTTACTGATATGTATGTAGAATCATTAAACCTATTGAAGTCCTGATACTTCAAATATCCATCACTAGATACTGTTGCAGATCCTAGTTTCGTTTTTATGCTTGTCAGCGTTTCGTCACCTCCATTCGTCCCGCTTACTGCATTTAAGGCTGTGATATTCGAATGGATATCAGTTGAGTAAGTTCCCGCCGGCTGAGCGCCGATTTCGGCTGCCGTGGTTGGAACTGTAATGTTCACTTTTTTACCGGTGATAGTAAGATCGACTCCATTTTTCTGAATACCCTCAATTTTATTTACTTGAGCACCGGCTTGAATACCGGTTAGTTTCACGATCGAAGTATCTGCAACAAGCGATTTGCCGGTTACTTTGTCCACCTTGCTAGCCAGTGCAGCTGGCAATCCTTTGACTTCAGGAATGGCAACTACTTGCGCGGAGACATACGCGCTGTAGAAAATAAAGAGGAATAGAATTAGTTTTTTCATAATGGATAATATTTTATTGTTATTTTATTAATTTCTAGCGGTACCGGGGTAAATTTGGCCATTCGAGTTACCCGATTAAGTTCAGGTTCTGTCATTAATGGACCATTAAAAAAAGTATAATCATGATCATAATCAAAATCGATTGGTAGCAGGAATTCAGATGTACCTTCAACTACATAAGTACTTTCGTTCATCACGCCATCGGTAGTGGTAATGGTTGCTTTTTTCTGATAAACCATATTTCCTCCCCCACTCAACACTTCCGGCTTCACACGTTGAATATATGCACCAACGACGTACTCCATACGGTTTTCATGATCCTCAAGTGCATCCTTTGCAACTGCTATACTTGTTTTAATCTTAGTTGATCCAGGAGGTTTAATCCCTTGCTGACTACCTGTACCATCGACTGTTCCTGTAGATGCTGGAACATCATGATCGTGATCTGCAACACCAGATTGTTTACCGGTAAGCTTATACCAGCTTTTTCCTCCTGTATTCCCTATTGCACCGTAATTTTTTACTAATCCGGTAGCTACTATTGGTGTTGCAAAAGAATCCGGATCATAACCCATTGGAACTTTACCGCGCATGTCGATAGTTGCTCCAAAACCTTCGACTACATCTCCATTCGCTAAATGCCAACTATCTGACAAACTTGATAATAACCCAACAAAGAATATAACTGCACCCATTGGAGCATTATAAATTTGAGCTGCAGGTATAGGGTTTTCGGGTTCTGCTTTTATTCCAGTATCTACGGTACCAATAAACCAGTGACCATTGCTCCCAATAGTTGGAGTAATACCATCATGACCGTGCAATGAATAGATCCAGTCTATTTCTGACAAAACCGGATTATCAGAAGTAGTAGCTGCGTATATTTGGTAGGCAGATGCACCTGAATCAGATGTACCATTAAATCCGTTCAAAAAGTCCTCACGGGTAATCCAATAAGGTTTCCCGGTAACGGCGTCGTTGAAAAGGAAGCGACAACCTGCAGGCGGTGCTCCTACCCAGCGTTCGAACTGACTTGTAAATTTCTTTGTTTGCAGTTTAGTAGCCATAGCTTATATTTCAATAAAATAATTGTCTTCAGTGATAATAAATTCGTCGTTCTCGGTTGCCAATAGCGTGTAAACAGTATTTATATCGGTCATTGGTGAATAGTACCGTTCGGAGTTTACAGGTTCTATTTTGAGCGATACACTTTCTGGCGTAGTCTTTAGCAACTGCATGGAGTAATTGTCGGAAGTGACAAGACACTTTTGTTTTTTCAGTCCGGATATAAACCACATGGCATTGGCCTGTAGCATATCGCCAATAAAATACATATCATCCTGCGATTTGTAACCGCTATCTACCGTCACGTTATTAGTGGCCGTTACGCGATTACGTGCCTTTTTAAAGTCGTTCAGTTCGGTATCAAATACATTGAAACTGGTATCTTCACCATACGAAGGTGTACGCTTACCGGTGCCGTTTACTTCTATAAATTCATATACTCCCAATGAATTACGGAACTTTATAAGGTTACTTTCTTCGCTGTTGTTATCGGTAATTCGGATAGTGATAACCGGAAGTTGACCAACTGAAAAATAGATTTCGCTTGCGGGTCCGCTCGAAGTAACGGTTGCAAGCCATACGGGTAAGTTTAGCATACAGGGAACCCCAACATCGCCTGGAGCAATACTGATGCCTTCGCCGGTATTAGTATGTACAAATATGGTTTCTTCGGATGGTGATAAGAAAAACAAGCATGCCAGTTCTTTTCGTGACATACGGATAAGGTTTCCGTCAGTACGAGTGGTGAGGATCCAATTAGCCAATGGGTTTAAAAAACGATACTCAAAAGCATCAGTTTGCTGCTGGATCAGAAATTTCTGAAACTCTTTTGAAATACCTCCCGGAATAACTTTGGCAGTAAAACTATATGCACTTACCGTTTCAGTTACGATATACGAGTTTACAAAATCGGGTAGATTGATTTGATGTGTAAGTGTAGCGTCGTAGGTTAGGCGTACCAGGTTAGCGAGTAAGTCGGAAATATCAAATGATAGTTTCCATGTTGTAGGACCTATCTTGTAAGGGTGAACAGATATAGCGAACGTTTCGGTACCAAATGCAATATTGAAAATACGCATCACACCCGAATCGGTAGTGAACTCGAAACGGATCGGATTGCGAACAAATGAATATGCTGTTGGTATTAATACTGGAGTCATGCGCTTTCGGTAATTTTATATAGCAAAAATAGCCGAAATCGCACGACGGTTAAAGGACAAATCTACTCGTACAGTTTAGTAGTTCGGAGGTTGGCTTCTATCATTTTAATTCCGTTATCCGAAATCTCGTACTTCATATTTTCAACAATTACCGGTTGACCATCGACCAGTTTTTGTTGTGCGATATCAAAATTTTGAAACTGCACGACCGACAAATTAAAATTGGTGAGAATAGGCTGATAGGAGTTATTGAGCACATCGTTGAATTTCTTCCAAAATGTTTCAAATAATCCTTTTTCGCCACCATACACCATGTGTAGGTTTCCGTTCGGTTGACCTATATTATTGTACGAATGAGTTGAAGCGAAAGTAAGTTTTTTGCTGTATAATTTTTTGGCATCTGTAGTTTCGTTTGGATTAGCTACACCCTGACCATGAAAAAAACAAAACATAATAGGGCAAACGGCCGAAGAATTTGAAGTATCTGCTAATAAATCATCTTCTACACGTATGCTTGTATTCAACATTCTTTTATCTCCTATAAATGGAACCTGATAATACCATCCTTTCCAACGTGAACCCACATTTGATGGTATTATCATTAAGTCGGCATATACCAATGGTACGGCTGTATGCGGTGATGTCATTTCCTGTGCAGTTAGATCAGTAATCTCGTCATAATAATCGAGCGAATCATCTCCAACTGTTGTCATTTTACCATCTTTTACCTGAAAAACAGTACATAGATTTTGAGAAAAATAATACCCATTTGCCAGCGTAGTAGTAGCCGAGAAAATAAGATACTCCATCGGAATTATAGTCTTATTTTCATATAATTTCTGATAGGTAGCGAAATTAGACGTTACCTGATCGAGTGAATGATTACACGAAAGTTTTAGCGATTTAAAGCTTTCTATATTATTCACCGGTTCTACTGATATATTTTTTGTTAGGTCTGAATCAATACTATCGATTAGTTCGCTGATGAATATAACTTTCACATCAAGACCGTTATCGGATAAAAAGAAATCACAACCGTAACGTTTCCGTATTCCATCCAAAAAATCATTTACCGTGCCGGTAGGTACCAGGTGTTCGTAATGAAGTACTCCAGTCATAATTGCATCACAAGTATTATTCAGCACTACCTCTTTTTGTAAATCGGGATATTTAGTCAAATAGTCCTGATTGAGCGTATAGCCGAAATATTGAAACAAATGTGTAAGTACATACGATAGCTTCAGGAATGGGGTAACATTATATCCAATTGGATAATCAGCAGTAATATTGTCTATTGTATCAGTTTGTACACTTTTAGCGATAAGAGGAAAATAAGGATTCGAATTTTCATCATATATTAAGTGATTAAGATCAATAAGAGGTGCATTAAGTAAATAGTATTTTGTGTATGTGAAACTTGAAGATGCAATTTCACCAGCAGCCGGAAGAGTAATTGTACGGCTTTCCATTTTTGTACATACAGTAAATACAAAGAAGTCATCTACTTCATCACCCATCATTACTTTCTCAAAGTAATTAAGCCATGCTAATATTTTAGGATTATATGGCAAATTGAAATCATCGCGCACTACATTACTAAATACTTTCGGCATAGTAACTTCATTCATTTGCGAGTAGAAAATAGATTCTCCGAACAAACATGTAGCCGTTATCATGTTTCGCGAAGCGGAAGTAACTTGCAATGTTGCCGGGCGTTGGTACAATCCGGAATTGATAATGATTTTTCGCTTTGGTAAGTATTTATATCTTCTATCGGTACGATAAGGATATCCCAATACATTGAAATTAATATCGGTTGGTGGTAATGAAATAGAAAGCGATGTACTTCCTTCTTTGCTCAAGAATGGATTTACTTTTTCTATGCTCAGTTTGAATTTAGAGGGCAAATCGTAATCATGCCCGGTTTCGTAGTCTATTAATCGTATCATTTGCGTGCCCCCAATCCTTTGTATTCTTCAGCAAGTGCCGAAGATTTTTTAAACTCCCAATAATTTATTTCCGCTTCAACTTTGGTTGATTTCAATTCAGCAAGCCAATTTTCAAGACCTACGATAAATGAATCATATCTACCTCCGTTATTTCCTGAAGAATTACTATCACCCGTATATCCACCATCGGCAAAACCTGCAGGCAGTGGGTTTCGTTTGCTGCGTTGCTGCTTTACATTGTCTATTTTACGAACATAGGATGCCGTAACCGGATTGCTCATTTCCTCTTGAGCAACTACATATTCACGCTTGTGAGCATATCCGGCCACTTCGTATTTTTCGCCATCGCCAGTATAACCACCATCAGCAAATCCGGGGTTATTTACTACTACTGTTCCGGTTTTATTGCTTGAAGTTGACGAACTACTTGAAGAATCAACCGTCATCGATTTAATTTTATTACGTTCGGCTGCTGCAGCTGCTACTTGTGCTGCAGCTGTACCAACAAGTAATCCAGTCATTGCTACACCAGCCATGATATTAAATGGTGCCGGTAATTCCATTGCTGTAGACCATGCATTCATTATACCGGTAGCAGTAGCTACACCAATTTGTGCTACCTGAATACCAAACTGAGCATCGGCATATTTCTTTTGAACTTCTAATTCAGCTACTGCCTGGTCGTGTTGCAGTTTTTCTTTCTTAGCAGCATAATCAGCATCACTTTCGTTTAGTCCGGCAAGTCGTTTCTGGTAATCTGCTTGTACGGTTGCTGTTTCTGCACTTTGCAGAGCTGTAACAAAATTGGATCCAGCGGTAACAAGTGAACCAACCTGGTCCGTAAATTTTTTAGCTGCATTGAGTTTTAATTTTAGTTTTTCGTCCTGAAATTCTTGCTCCGAAACTAGACCTTCGTCGTACTCTTTTTGTAATGCTGCTTTTTTTATTTCATACTCACCTAGTATAGAATCTTTTCCATACTTAGTTGTGATTTTCTTCTTTTCATTCTCAAATTTCTCATGCTGTTTAATCTTCTGATCATCAATTTGCGATTGAGTCTCGGCAACGGCTTTTTGACTTGCCTGTAATGCTGCA